AGCGGAATTAAGAAAAGCAGGCCTATATAAAAAATACGAAGCTGAAATGATTAATGGAAACATGGATGGCTTTGCAAAGGACCTTACTGCATGGGTTGAGGAGTATGCTGCTTACCAGCATAATTATGTTACAGAACAAGGTGTTATTGAAGATTGGAAAGGAGATTCTAAAAAACAAAATGAAAAGGTCATGAATAACCTAAAAGAATTCCTTGAGGTACTCAATAAACATAAAAAATGAAGTATTTATAATTAACCACTGAAGGTTAATGTTATATAAATATATAAACAAATGCCTGTAATGACACAGAAAGATATTTTAGATGCTCTGTTAAAAGAGATCAAACACATCAAAGCTCATATGCCGAACGGCGAGCTTAAACAGATGATGAAAGATATGGAGAATATGAAAGATGATCTTTCAGATTTGAAATATACGTTGTTAAATCCTGAAAATGGAGTAATAGTAAAAACTAATCAAAACACTACTTTCCGTAAAGAGATGGAAGCTAATGAAAAGGACTTTCAGGCTCAAATGGCTGAAGTTGAAGCAATCAAAAGATGGAAAGAGGGTGTTACTAGAGCTCTCTGGATTATCTTTGGTACAATGGCTGCAATTATTATTAGAATGATAATGATGCACTCAGATAAAATATAGTATGGAATTAAGTATTGAAAAGTTTAAAAAGTATGTTGATAATGAGTTTAGCTTAGAACAGCTAGAAGCATTAGAAGATATTATTAATGATAGACTTATCATGCTTAAAACTGCTATTGATAAAGCTAATCACAAACCTATAAAAGGTTTTAGTATTAATGAACAAGAAGAAGCAGAAGCTTTTATTTACGAATCATTAAGAGATTGGTTTAAAAAAGAGAAGTGGGTTAGAATATCCTCTTCGGGTAAAATCGCCGGTAAATGCGGTACATCAAAAAATAAAAAGAACCCTGATAGATGTCTTCCATTAGCAAAAGCAAGATCTTTAACTAAAGGACAAAGAGCTGCTACAGCTGCTAAAAAGAAGAAAGCAGGAGCTAAAGGTAAAACTGTGGTTAAGAATACTAAAAAAGCAACTGTAAAAAAGGAAACAGCTAATCCACAAGATGGAAAAGCTGCACCATATGGATCAGGATTTAAACCTGTAAAGATGAAAAAAGAAGATATAAAAAACTTAGTAGTAGGGTTACTACACGAAGCGCAAGGTAAAGAGGTGTTAATGGAAAAAGATGATAGATGTACAAGACTTGCTAAACAAAAATATGACACCTGGCCTTCAGCATACGCCTCAGGGGCAGTTGTTCGTTGTAGAAGAGGCGAAATTTGGAAGAAAAAATAATGTCTATAAAACTTAAACCTAGTACTAAAGAATATAAAAGAGACGCTAGAGGTAAAATTCTTTCTGATAAGAAATATACATGGAGACATTATAACCCATGTAGCTTTAAAACTGAAGAATTGAAGTCTATGTATACTAACTCAGCTTATAGCAGAAAGAAACATTTAATTTTAAACGAACTCAAAAAAAGGGGAGTAGAAATATAATGACTAGATTAACGTTAGCACAGATGATTGGTGAGATTCTGGCTGCCGAAAACTTCAAAGATGGTAAGAAGAAAGGTAAGTCAAGACCTGGTCGTGTTAAAAAAGCAGGTGCTAGCTGCAAAGGTTCTGTATCTTCATTAAGAGCCAAAGCTAAAAAGCACGGCGGAGAGAAAGGTAAAATGTACCACTGGTGTGCTAACATGAAAGGTGGGAAAAAGAAATGACATTAACAGATAATAAATTACACGAACAGGGTTATTATTTAGACCCAACGGATGAAATAGAAGTACTTAAAGATCCTAATTGTGTAGATTTATTTGACCAAAATGGTTATCATTTAACTAAAGCTGAACAAGCTTTTTTATCTAAAAATGGATTCCGTCCTATAGAAAGAAGACATGAAGATTGTATGAGATACGATTGGTTTGTCTGGGATAAAAGAAACGGAGCCCATATAAATCACTCAGATATTTTTGAAAGAAAAGGATTTAAGTCTGTTGCTTTAGAACAGATTGAATATATAGCTAAGGAAAATAATCCTATGTTATATAAACTAGTTAAAATGAAACCTAAATGGGGTATTGATATCTCTATAGATTATGTTTCAAAAGATGCAGTATTCGAAGTTTTTCACTATGAATGGGATGCTTTTGAATATGATGCTGTTATGAAAATGAAAGAAGTTATAGAAAAATTTGTTCTCGATCAAGACTGGGATGATGTTGCTCTAAAATTATGGGAAAAGAGAGACGAGTGGTATCATCTAGATTTTTTTGATCAAACTAAATGGCGTACTGACTACTTTGGATTACAACCAGAAAAGTTCAAAAACGTTATTTGGGACAATTGATCTATTTATTTATATACGTATATAATAAAACATTTGCAAATGACCTACCAAGAGTTAAAATCTCGTCTGGAAAAATGTGAATATGCACTTAAATGCATAAAGGACGGGACACATAAGAACATCGATAATATCGATATAAAGCAAACTACACAAAAACTTACTTTATTAAAGGAATCATTAATTAAACAAATGAAATCCCTTGATGAAGGCAACTCCAAAACATACTTAGTAACTCCTAAATCAGGACAAACCTCAGCTGTTTCTATGAGTGATGATGAAATAGATGCACTTAAAGACGCTGATGATGTTAAAGCTATAAAAGGAGTAGATGGAGAAGAGATAAAAGAGAATGTTGAATTTTCTATTGATGAGACTAAAGCTATTGCCAAGAAGGTAGGCGAGGCAGTAGCTAAATCTCTCAAGTCATTAGGTGATGATGTAGCTTCTATGAAAGGAAAAAACATTGAACCAAATTCATTTGAAATATACGTTCAATATAAGAACGGTAAAGACGATGAATTTTCTTTTTATATAAGTAACGACAAGTTAAATCTGACAGATTTCTCTTTCAATAAAGAGTTAGTTGATGTAGGTGTTAAACCTTCTGGAGAACCAATAATTAACGTTGACGTATTAGTTAACGAACTTAATAAACATTTTAAGTCTCTAGGTGAAAATGTAGAAGAAGGTTACTACGATAATTATAAACCTAAACATTTTGATATCTGCCCAGGAGCTGAAACTCTAAGAAAAAGAATCTTAGATGGAGAATTCGGAGAGCAAGAACCTGTGGTTGTGGGTAAATGGACTGTCTTACATGATGAGTTATTTGCTATTGAAAAGTTAGCTATTAAGAAAAACTTTGCACAAGATGCTCATGTAAGAATGGCTAACGATAGAAGAGATGAAATTATTCACTTATCAAGAGAAATGAATATTCCTGAAGAAGCTATTGGCTACTTAAAAGGACATGTTGACAAGATTATTGATATAGGTAAGAAGAGCGGCGGCATAAAAGAAACTAAAGGTGCTCCTAAAGGACATTATTTTACTAAGTCTGGTAATTTAGTAAAAGGTAGATTAACTAAAGATGCAAGAGAAAGAGGAGCTAGATTAAGTGATCCAAAAGATAAACAAAGATCTAAAGTACCTCCAGTAACTCAATATAATGAGGCACCGGATGATATGTACTATATTAAAGTTAAAAGAACAGATAAAGCTAGTTTAAATGGGCTTCAAGATGTAATCGAAACTTGGTATAGCCCAGTCAAATTTGCTGACATAGTAGATGATGATGGAGCCGGTAACGTAATATTCTATTTACATAAAAAAGATTGGGACCCTGGAATGGAAGATGATATAATGGGTAACGGTGTACAAATAGTTGATACTAATATGCCATTATCAGAAGCAAACGATAAAGATGATTATGGAAGACCTCATGTAGATCCAAAAGGTTCTAGAACATACATAGATGATCCAATGACAGATTATATGAAACGCAGAAGAAAAGAAAACGATTACTACCAAGACCCAGATTATTATAAAGAGAATAAATCTGAAGATGAGGGTGGTGACTTAGATATAGGACACCAAGATGATGAACCAGATATGTTAAAACAGCATGCATACGACATAGCTCAGTATGCTGCTAAACTATATAAAGCATTAGATAAGTACGATAAGTATGACGGAGAAGTAGATTTTCCTAACTGGTGGCAATCTAAATTAATTTTAGCTAGAGATTATATTTCTAAAGCACAGCATTATTTAGAGTTCGAAGAAAAGCAACCTGCAATAGATCAATTAGCTTTAGAAAACGTAGATAAAGTAGCAGGAGGTATTCCTTATAAAAGAGAAGGCAATAAAATTATTATTTCAGAACCTTTAGATGACGCTACTAAAGAGCGTATAATGAAAAGAGCAAAAGAACATGGTCATCATGCAGCTCCTAATATGGCAGGTGGAGTAACTATCATGGCTAAAGAAGGTAAATATAAATCTGATGCTCAAAGAAAAGCAATCTATGCTACTAAAGCTGAAAAAGGAGAGTTAAAAGAATCTCCTGAACAAGATGAAGCTGTAATAGATTTAAGAAATCTTGCAGATGAAATCGAAGAAAAAGCAGAAGAAGCAAGAGAGATAGTAAGACAGAATTTCCCTAACGAACTTTCAAGATTAGATGGATACGGAGTATTCAATATGATATATTCAGATAACAGATACAATGTTACCTTAGGTAAATTTATTGATGGTTTAGAAGATGGAGATTATGATGATTTAGATGATGATAATTATCCAACTGAAGGCAAAGATGATAACCCAGTACCTCAAGGTAAACATATAAAAGTAGATGATATGCAATTTATGCATGACTCAATAGTTAGCAGAATGAAAATGCTTGCTAAAATCTACAAAGAAAAAGGACCTGAAGCAACTGTAATGTTAGGACCTAATAATGATAGAGAAGAAAAAGTAGTAGATGTTCTTAAAATTTTAACTAGAAAGAAAAAAGAATTAGAAGATGCTTTACAAAATAAAGTAGCAGGTATAGGAGTAGGTCAACAATTAGATACTTCTATAAATGAAGCTACCGATCTTTACGACAGAAATGGAATTCAAATAACTAGATTTGCTGGTAAAGGAGGGCTAATGGTACAGATAAATTATGGAGGTAAATATATACATGTACCTGCAGATGAGTTTGCAATATTAGCTAGAGCTATGCAATCAGTAATAGGAGATATTAAAGATATGACTCTTCAAATGCCTAGAAAGGATTATCCTAAGAATGAAGCTGAATTAGATAAAAAAGAAAAAGCCCAAGTTAAAAAGATTGTAAAGCAATTAAAGAAGTCTGTTAAAGGACATGGCGATCAGGCTAAATACTTGGATAAATTATCTAAAGAATCAGCACCAGGATATAAACATGATTGTGCTTCTAAAGTAGTTCATGAGAAGTACGGAGAAGGAACTTGTATTCCAGAAAAACATACCTTAGTCAAAGAAGGAAATAAATACGTAGTTACTCATTATGACGTTTTATTTGAAAACGGCAATACAGTCCTTGACATACCAGTAAGCGAGTTAGAAATAAAAACTCAAACAGAGCACTGGCACAAAGGATATAAAAAGAAAAAGAAGTAATGAATAAATTAGATAATTTAATTTTAGAGGCTTATAAAGAAGTTCTTAATGAGATGCCTAAAGGTGCTACTCTCAAGGTTAAGGATATTCCTCAAGCTATGATTGATAGATTAGAAAAACAGTATGGACCTGTAGATAAAAAAGATGATTTCTTCTCTAAAAATATGGACACATATTTTAAATTTACAGGTAGAAACAAAACTACTGGTTCTGTTGAACATAAAATTATTCAATTACCTTCTTTCTTTAAAATGTATGATGACTTTGAAAATATAGTTGACGATATAAAATCGTTAATGAAAAGTGATGATATTAGAAAAGATGCTGCAGCAAGAGAGTTATTTGAACTTATTAAAACTAACTTTAGAAAATTACAAAGATACCTTAGAACAGAAAGACCAGAACAATATTCTATTATCAGATCAAGAGTAGCTTTAGAAGGATTAGTAAGAGATTTCAAAGTGCACTGTAGCTTGATAGCTGAACAAAAAGGACTTTTAGACGAATCTCTTTTAGATCAAGTTAACGAACAAGAACCTGAACCAGAAGAACCAGGAGAAGAAAAAGGTGCAGTATTGGAAGATGCTACAGATAAAATATTAGGTAAATTTCCTACTTTAAGAACTGCTATAATTAAATTACAGACAGAAGATTTTAAAGAGTTTGTAGAAAGTATAGATTGGATTTCTCCTAGACCTACTTCATTTAGAGTTAATCTTAAAAATGGACAAGATTATATCTTAAAATGGACCGGTAAAACTTTTGAAGCTCAAATATTAGGTAAAAGATATTTACTTTCAAATATAGCTGAATACCAACAAGCATTAGATAAACTTGCAATACTTTATAAAGAAGCTCCATTTTCTGGAGCAGGAGAAGGAGAACCAGTAGATACTGACACCGGCGGCGGTGGAGGTGGCGGAGGTGACTTTCCTGGAGGTGATACAGCCGGAGGCGGTGGTGAAGAAGGTGGTGATGAAGTAGACGCTTTAGGAGGAGAAGAAGGCGGTGAAGAAGGAGGAGCTGACTTAGGAGGAGAGCCTATCGACTTTGAAGAACCAGGAGAAGAACCAGAAGCATAATGAACCTTATAGATAGAGTCATACTAGAATGGTCGTATAGAACCAAGAAAGGATACCCTGATATCAACAACAGAGAAGATATGAGGATATTCGAATCTATGTTTGGCTTTAATCTAAACGAAGAAGTAAAAAATAAAGCTAATACTATAAAAGCTGTAAAAGCTATAGTAGCAAAATATGGTTCTGAATACGATATAAAACCTTTACCTTCTAAACCAAATAGACTTTCAGCACCAGGTATAAAAGACCAAGATGTATTTTTTAAAATGATAAGAGGTACATTTGGTGATGATATAGATATTAAAGTTTCTACTCCTCATAGAGATGGTAATCCTTCTGGTAAATTTAATATGTATACTTTCAATGCAGAAGGAATAGGTGAAGTTAATTTAATATTTAGCTTTAGTGCACCTGGAGGAGCTGGAGTTGGTAACGAAGCAATATTTGTAGATACTGTAAATAAATTGATAGAAGAAGCTGGTGAAACAGCAACAGTTATTTTAAAAGATGGTTCTAATACTAGAACATTTAAAAATGTAACCTCTTCTAAAAAAGTAGGAACTACTGCTGGTAAAGGAATGAAAGCTGATGTACAGTTAGAATCTAACGATAAGGTAGTAGCTAACATTTCAGTTAAACAAGACGGAAGCTTTAGATGGGAATCAGTAAATAATAACAATACCCCTTTCAGAGAAAACTTTGTTAACTATGCTTTAACTGATCCTAACTTTCCTATAGATTTAAAACCTACAGAAGTTTCAACTAAAGAGAAACCTAAATACTTAATGTATAGAGCAGGAACTGAAGATAGAATTACAAAAGTATTTGTTAAAAATGCACCAACTGATGCTAATGAATTATTTGCTTTTGGAAAAGATATTCCTAAAACTATTATTATAGGTAGAACATTTAATGCAGATGACTTTGTATTATCAGGTAATACTATTACTATTTTAGTTTCTTCATTATATTCTACATATGATGATATACCTGAAAATTTAACACCAGTATTTACAGTTGAACAACATGCAGGACAAAAGTATGGTTTAGACTTTAGAATAGTACCTAAAGAAAAAGCAAAACTGTCAGCTAATGGTATAGAGATAGACTATTCTGACGTAGATTAAAAGTTATGAGTACAGATATAAAAAAGATAATCGCACAGGAGTACATCAAGTGCGCTAAAGATCCTTCCTACTTCATGAAGAAGTACTGTTATATACAGCATCCTACTCGTGGACGTATTTTATTTAATCTTTACCCTTTCCAGTCTAAAGTATTACATTTATTTAGAGATGAACAGTATATTATAACTCTTAAATCAAGACAGTTAGGTATATCAACATTAGCTTCAGCATATTCATTATGGCTGATGTTATTTCATAAAGATAAAAACGTATTAGCATTAGCAACTACTCAAGCAACTGCACGTAACTTAGTTACTAAAACTATGTTTATGTATGATCAGTTACCTAAATGGTTAAGACTCCCAGCTTTAGAAAAAAATAAATTATCATTAAGATTAAAAAATGGATCTAAAATAACAGCTAAATCATCTAATGCAGATGCAGCAAGATCAGAAGCGGTATCGTTACTACTAATAGATGAGGCAGCATTCATTGATAATATTGAAGAGACATTTACTGCAGCACAACAAACACTAGCTACCGGTGGTCAATGTATGGCTTTATCAACTCCTAATGGTATTGGTAACTGGTTCCATTTAACTTGGGAAAAAGCTGAATCTGGAGAAAATAGTTTCTTACCTATTAGATTACCTTGGACAGTACATCCTGAAAGAGATGAAAAATGGAGAGAACAACAAGACTCTGATTTAGGTCCTCGTATGGCAGGTCAAGAATGTGATTGTGACTTCTTAGCTTCTGGTGATACAGTATTCGAACCAGATGATATGAAATTCTTCGAAGAGACCTATGAAAAGGATCCAATGGAAAGAAGAGGTGTTGACGGTAACTTATGGGTATGGGAAGGAGTTGATTATACTAAATCTTATATGGTAGTAGCCGATGTAGCTCGAGGTGATGCTAGTGACTATTCTGCATTTCATATATTTGATATAGAGAACTGTGTTCAAGTAGCAGAATATAAAGGTAAGTTATCTCCTAAAGATTTTGGTAACTTCTTAGTAGGAATAGCATCTGAATATAATGAAGCATTACTAGTAGTAGAAAATGCAAATATTGGGTGGGCTACTATAGAAGCTATATTAGAAAGAGAATATAGAAACCTATACTATAGTCCTACAAATCAAATGGACACAGTAGAATCCTATATGCATAAATACGAAAGAGATAAACTTGTTCCTGGCTTTACAATGTCAGCTAGAACAAGACCTTTAGTTATTGCAAAGATGATTGAATATATTAGAGAGAAATCAGTTACTATTCAATCAAAAAGATTAATGAGCGAAATGAGAGTATTTGTTTGGAAAAACGGTAAAGCTCAAGCTCAAGATAGATATAATGATGATTTACTTATGGCATGTGCAACTGCACTTTATGTAAGAGATACAGCATTAAGATTAAGACAACAAGGAATAGATTTAGCTAGAGCTCAACTGTCTTCTTTTAGTAATTTAAACTCAAGAAACCAAGCAGTTATTAAATCAGTTGGAAGTCAGCAAAAAAATCCTTATATTGTAGATACACCCGGAGGTCAAGAAGATATCTCTTGGTTACTAAAATAGACTATTTATATATAAATTTAATATCCTATGGCGGATACTTCACTATTTGGTAGATTAGCAAGATTATTCTCATCTGACGTAGTAATACGTAATATAGGTGGGGACCAACTAAAGGTCGCTGATGTTAATCAAATACAGACAACTGGAAAATACCAAACAAATTCGTTAATCGATAGATTTAACAGATTATACGTTCATAATGCAAGAAACGTATATAACCCTAATCTTAATTACCAAACATTAAGAGTACAGCTTTATGCTGATTATGAAGCAATGGACACTGATCCTATTATAGCTTCAGCATTAGACATCATTTCAGATGAGGCAACTATTAAGAATGATCAAGGAGAAATAGTTACTGTAAAATCATCTGATGAAAATATTCAAAGAGTGTTGTATAACCTCTTCTATGACGTATTAAACGTTGAGTTTAATTTATGGTCATGGACACGTAATATGCTTAAATACGGAGACTTTTTCCTAAAGCTAGAAATAGCAGAGAAGTTCGGAGTATATAACGTGTTACCATATACTGTCTATCATATGATTAGACATGAAGGAACTGATCCTGAAAATCCTGCTAAGGTTTACTTTCAATTAGAACCAGATGGTATTACTGCAGCATCAGATCCTAACTATAGAAAAAGACCAAATCAGAAGTCAATCACATTTGATAATTATGAGATAGCTCATTTTAGATTATTATCAGATACTTCTTACTTACCTTATGGACGTTCTTATTTAGAGCCTGCTAGAAAAATCTATAAGCAGGTTAATTTAATGGAGGATGCAATGTTGATTCATAGAATCATGAGAGCTCCAGAAAAGAGAATGTTCTATATAAATGTTGGTTCAATTCCTCCAACAGAAGTTGATCAGTTTATGCAAAAGACTATCAACACAATGAAAAAAACTCCTTATGTAGATCAAAATACAGGAGAATATAACCTTAAGTTCAATATGCAGAATATGATGGAAGATTTCTATCTTCCTGTTAGAGGTGGAGATAACTCTACTAGAATTGAAACTACTAAAGGTTTAGATTATGACGGTACTACGGACGTTCAATACTTACAATCTAAGTTATTTGCTGCATTAAAAATTCCTAAAGCTTACTTTGGTTACGAAGGTGACTTACAAGGTAAAGCAACTTTAGCAG